TTTACAGCGGAAGGGATATATTGACTCTCGTCAATTACTGTTACTTCTACGCCTGGTGATACTAGTGCCATGGTTGATTCCTTTTCAAGTTATTGATATTTATAGGCATACCCAAAAAAACCCAGTTTACATTGCCCTTTGGCAAAGGTCCTGGTGCTAAATACCTGATGAGACCCATATGTCGAGCCTGCAATCAACGTCCTTGTGCTGTGAATTATATCAAGGAAGACACAACACATTACCGTAGTCGTTGTGAGACTTGCCAACGTAAGGGGCGAGGAATCAAACCCAGAGAACCACGGTGGAAATCTTCAGGATACAAGAAAAAACCCGCGTGTGATAGATGCGGGTTTAGAGCAAGGCTTACTAGTCAACTGTTGGTGTATCACATTGACGGTGATCTCAACAATGCTACTGCAAGAAACTTGCGAACAGTTTGTAGAAACTGTGTGGAGGAAATTGCACGGACAGAAGTTACTTGGCGGGCGGGTGATCTTGAACCAGACGCTTGACTTGCTGGTATAAGTCGTCTAGTGTACCGTTGTTGTCCAACACTACATTAAATTTGGTACCCACCCAGGCAGTTTCGCTGGCATGCACACCCAGTTGCTCTAGTCGGCGCCCACTCAGAGCCCAGGTTGAGTTGCCGTTGGGTCCACGGTTGCAACTCACAGCCGCATGGTACCATTCTGGTTCAGGACCGCGCACCACACGCACCACTATGCCACCTGCTTGTTTAATAGCGTTGATTTCGTTGGGAAACCTGCAATCGCTTATGACCACATCGTCCCTGCTGTTGCGCAGTTTGTTTTCCAAGCTGGCAATCCAGATATCGTTGTGAAAACCTTTGCGGCATACTTCTGTACCCCATTGTTGTAAAATAAATCGTGGTGTTAAGTGTGGTATGCTCAAGCGTTGTGCCCACCACGGATCCACTTGTTCACGCCATTCACGTGCAGACTTAGTACGGCCTTCCAGCATGGTTCTATCCCAACCAAATACTTGTGCCACAGCGTCTTTGAGTGTGTTGGCAAAACTTTCTCTGCGAAAGTGATGTAAATTTACCAGGTAGTCTGCAATGGTATCTTTACCTGAGCCAATAAATCCGCAAACGCCAATGATCATGCAAGTTCCTTGATATTTAAGTGTACCAAGGTTGCTTGCAACATGTCAATCTGTCTGCGGCAGTCTTCCAGTGCATGATGACTGGTGGCTGGTTTGGGCAACCCTGGATACAAACTATATACCGTTCGTGCATCGCGGATCTTATAATATTGCCATGGAAGTGGTTTGCTGTAACTCTTGTAGGCATGTTCTAAGATATTGGCATCATATGTGGGACCATTCATCCAAATGCGATTGCACTTCCAACACAACTTATGCAGTTCGTCCAGGGCCTGATCCAAGGGTATACGCCCATCTTCTGCAAAGGCTTCGTCCTGTGCGGCACCTTGCGTGGCCCACCAGTTGATGGTACCTTGTTCGATGGTGCGTGTTTCTTGACTTTCAAGATCAACTCTAGCATAGTACCGGTGTTCATAGTAGCCTGTGCCAAGAGGATCAAAGGCTTGAGCCGCAATGGTTAGGATTGTTGCTTCAGGGCCTGTGGCCAAACCTTCAATGTCGATCATTAAGTCCATGCTGTATTATAGCAGGATTTTAGAAAAAAGTGTAAGCAGTTTAGCCAATAACGAATGTAAGTGGCTGTGAACCGTCCACATACATTACCAACTGATTGATCAATAGATCCATTTCTACTTTGGCTTCTGATTTCATTGCGGCGCCGTTCAAACTTCCGCCACCTTGTGGTCCGGCGATAGTGCCAAATTTCTCACGTGCTTCGCCAATGATCATTTTGCAGTTGGCCACCATGTAGTCTCGGATCCACTGCTGTATTTGGAAGTCATTCAACAGGTTGAACTCAGGTTTCAAGTTGTAACTCCACAACAACACAGTTTCGCCTGACCCTTTGGGATCACGGATCAGTTGCAGTTTTTTGGTCACAGGATTCCAGGTGTAGTTCATGTAGGCACCAAACATGCGTCCTGCCAGTTCAATATACTGACTGTAGAAGTCGTATGTGGCCAGGCCACCTGCCACGTTGAAGTTCATTAGGTACACGTTGATTGACGCTTGTGCAAACGGATCGAAGTTTGACGCAAACGGTCCTGAACTGTCGCCGAATGTTCTGCGGAAGATTTGACGCACACTAACAACTTCTTGGGGCAGTTCGTAGATGTTGACATCTGCTACCAACTGCATGAAACTATAACTTTCTTCGTAGGCGTTGTTGGCTCGTTGGCGATAGGTGCCAATGGTTTTTTGATAAGCCGCTTCGTAGTGTGAGGGATCTAGTTCTAGATCAATTATGTCTCCGCCCAGTTGAAGTTTAACATATTCAATTAAGTTTTGCTTCAGTGTGGACAGTGATTGTTGTTGCTGTTCTGGCATGTGGGACTCCAAGTCCCTGTATTTAGCAGTTTTGCTGTTGACTAACTAGAAGGTCTGGGTCGTAAATTGGCACCGCACAAAAAGTCAAAGTTCCTGCGGCAATGGTGCTGGTTCTCTTGAACGCAACCACTGTTTCTAAATTGTAATAATTGAACTGGACGTCGATAGTCGTGGTCCATGTTAACGCAGTTCCTATGCTGTTGTCGTTTATTTCGTAATTGGGTTCTACTGTGCCTGCAAATTCTGCCCAGTCTGTGCTCCAGTCTAGTAGATACGGCAGTATCAATATGCGCCAGCCTTTGGCCATACGAGCTCTCCAAGGCCAGTGTAACAATTTTATTCGATATTCATATGGACTATGGTCTATATTGCCGTTAGGCTCTTTCCATGGGCCGCCTGGTTTGTTAGCCCAGTGTGTTCCGTATAACATTTCAGGATGTAACCTGCCCCGACTGAAGTACGTGTCGTGCCCGCCAATGGGTTCGGGCAAAGGAATTGTATATCCTATTTTTGCCAATCCTCGAAATCCCAAACAGTTTCTAATAGTTTGTTTATCAGCAAACGGTCGACCTGATCCATCACCTAACACAATTTCTTCTTTGTGAGCCTTTTGATCTTTAAACCATTTTGGTATATGATTAAAGACCGGGTCAGGGGCAGGACAATTTAAATATTGTATGTCAGGATCGTGGCAATATTCCCAAGTTAAATAATCTGTTACTCGGATGTCTTGCATTATCAGGCCTTGAGTATGACCAAGTTCTCAGTTCCGCGTCCGTTGAACGGGGTTTCTGTTGTATATTGTTTAGATTGTATCCAACCTTGCAGTTTTTCGGCGATGAGTTCGTGGCCTAGTTGATTAGGATGTGCAAAATTGGGGCGAATATACTGATTGTTTTGCACATTAATTAGATGTTCTCCGTTGTGATCACTGGCACCAAACCAGTCAGCTACTGTTTCCCTGCCTTTAGCCCACACCCGATCTAAATCAACTCCAGGCAACCACTGTTCATAACGTACCCACCCAGCAAAGTAAAAATCTTGGATGTTGAATGTGCTGCACCATTTTTGCAAAGCACTCACTGTCATGCTATTGCGCATGATTTCGTGACCACGAGTATGAAAATGTGTGTAAATTTGTTTGCTGTGAGTATCAACGTTGTCCCAACTAAGGAATCTAGGAAAGTGCGCAGTTCTAGCAGGATTGGTCAAAAAGAAAATTGCAGTGACTGAGTTTTGGTTGTTGTGAATTTCAAGATATTTTTGCAGTTGATACAGCATGTCCTCGTTGCTGGCACCACCTGATCCGTAGTTGTAAAACTCATCAAACTGCATAGAGTTTTGAAGAATTTCTCCGTAGCGACGACCATTGCCTAGTTCGGCTCCTTCCGGCCAACTGTCTCCCAAAGTTAATAAAATCTTACTCATTCAAACTGTCCAATAGATCCAACTTTTTTGTTAACAGCATAAATTTTTTCATTTGATTGATTATTGTTTGTTGGACAAAATTTACACTGTGGAATAACATCATCAATGTGTGATAAAAATTCTTGGCCGTGGGTTTCAAAATCATCTGGCGACAGGGCCACATAACTGTTGAGCAGGAGTCGATCTTGTTCAGAGATATCAAAAGTGTGTTGTTGGTCAAACTCTGGAAACAATGCCACTGGGCCACATTTGTACAATTTAGCACGAATAAAATGATAGCACTTGAACTGAGCAAATCCGCATGCTTGGTGTGCTTGAACAGCGTCATTGTTGAACAAGGAGAATTTTCCATCAGGTGTTTTTTGTACTGCCGCACGATAAAAACTATCATACTCCCACACATGCACTCGCATACCGTTGCTGTCAACAAATGCATGCTGAGCTCCCCACGTATAAGCCTTATCAACATTGATTGGATCTGTAGCATGATAGTATGTTACAGTGCCTTGCAAAAATTTTTCTATTTCTGAAAAACAACGTTCACGATCTTTTTCATTGTGAAGACTGACTCCTATCCAGTTTTTAACCCGTGGCAGTTTTGGATCACTAAATTTAACCATTCGATCATAAAGATTTGGCACATGATTTAAACGAGTGCCGTTAGTCAACACTTCTACTGATTTGCCCCATAACAAATTAATTCCATCTATCCAATCACAAATTGTAGGATTCAACAACGGCTCGCCTCCAAGTATGGTCACACGCTGTAAACGCACATGCTTGGACCATTGCCGATACTGTGATTCATAATCGCTCCAACGTTGCCATCCTTTGAAGTCGTGGTCATTGAACCGGTTGCAATTTTTACACGTTAGATTGCAAACATTGGTGATATAAAATTCTATGTTGGGAACAAGAACACGAGGATCTTGTGGATCCTCGTCTGTAATATTATGCATGCACCTATTTACCAGGCCTTGAGTATGACCAAGTTCTCAGTTCCGCGTCCGTTGAACGGGGTTTCTGTAGTAGACAGATCCTTGTAGATCTTACGTGCCGCCGGCTTGCCTGCTGCCTGTACTGCCTTCACAACATCTGCTGGCTTGCGCACAGTTTTCTGCATGGTCTCAATAGTGCTGAAACCAATGATGCTGTTGCTTTTCACAGTGAATGCCTGTGTATGGCTGTCAGCCACAAGGTGAATCAACTTGCGTTTTTTGGTGTCATACAACCATGCTTCTGCCTTGTCCACAAGACTTGCGGCTGGCAATCCCTTGAGTTTGAGTTCAACAAAGTCCATGAGCACTTTGAACTTGGCGGCACGTTTCTCAGGTGGCACTGATTTGACCTTGCGTGGTTTGCGTTCCACTTTCTTGATCTGTACATACGCACCGCAGTCATTGATCACTGCTTCGCAGAACTTCACAAGATTGCGCATTTGGATTTTGCTGAAGTTGCCGTAGCCCTCAACCAACTGTGCGTCTTTGCCTTCAATCACAGTTTCGAACTCAGCAAGTTTAGTTTTCCAAATATTAGCAATATCTGAAATCATTTGCGGTGCTACATTTAATCCACGGATTACCATGATAGGCTTGTAGTCTGCACTCATCTTGGCGCCAGCTGTCACAAACTCATCAAACATGCCATCCAGTTCACCAGCACATTCTGATACCTTTTCACGCAGGCGATCTTGAATGTTAGGCTTGGCTGCCACAGGTGCGGCTTCCGCTACCACCACTTCGGGTTCACGTGCAGTTAATATTTCTTGAATATAGCCCTCCAGTCGCACTGTCTCAGTGTCTGTGAGTTCCAGTCCCACCATGCTCATGCGGCACAACCATGCAGTAGTCAATCTGACTGCTGGGTCTGGCACGCCTTTCAATGCACGAACATCTGCTTTGCGGCCATTGTGTTCCAAATATGCCACCAGCATTTCGCGAGCATCTTTTTTGCCATAAAAGTAATTGTACCAGGAAAAGGCAGCACTCAGTTGGCTGGTGCGATCGTCTGTGGGTTGAACACGCCATGTGGGTTCCAGCCCTGTGTATTTGGTATCAGGACTACGTGGGTTCAATGGTTTGACAGCGATTCTTGTGGCATTCATGTGGGCTCCTAGTGAATTTATACGTAATTATAGCAGAATTGGATTTATTGGTCAACCTCAACAATGGTAAACTCAAAGTACTATAAATATACCATGCCACGCTTATCCCTATTCCGCCCCAATCGTACCAGAGACTATCAATTTCTGGACCGCACCATACGTGAAATGTACACTGTTGGTGGGCTTGATATTTACATCCATCGTTACATGGGACCACAAGCAGGTGGTAACGATTCTACACTGAGTGGCAACTTTGATGCCACACAACCTACCTACGCTGATGTGGATGTGCTGAACATTCAAGACTTGTTGTTGCTGGAAAACCGTGACAGAATCTATGATCCCGACGTGTATGTCATGCGCGGTGTGTACAACACACAGGACGTGGACTTTGACTTAACACAATTTGGCCTGTTCCTGAACAACGACACCATATTCATGACCTTTCACTACAACACCATGATTGACACATTTGGGCGCAAGCTCATGAACGGTGATGTTATTGAGATTCCCAACTTAACAGACTATC